GCACCAGCCCATGCAGACATTGATGCGGCAACAACCCCTGATGAACTAACAGCGGTGCAGCCCATCCCTAACGTAACGGTGGAATGATATGGCTAGTGTAATTAGAGGTGATGATAACTTTGATAGTGCAGTAGGTGGCAATACAGGGCTTGGAGAAGTTGGTACTTATGTTTGTGCTATGTATAGACTTGGAAACAGTGTGAACTTTAAGGGTTCTACTACGTCAGGGAGCAACCTTGTATACCATGAAACGTTTTATGGTGCGTCAACTGGTTATCTTGCTTACCCTCTTGATCCTTTCGAGATTTCTAACACCGTAAGTTCTGGTTTAAGTGGAACTTGGCGTTGTATGGGTAACATGCGCTCCCCTACTACCTCAGGGATGAACGCCAACACGGCAATAGGATCAATTTGGTTGAGGATTTCTTAATATGTCACAAAGTCAAATAATCACAGAGGCACGAAACGCTTCTTACATTGACCCAGAGGGGAATATTGATTGTGAGATAAAACATCCAAAACACGGATGGATACCTTACACACTGCGTGATGATGACACCGACACGACAGTTGACAACGAAGCGATTAAAGCAATGCTTGGCTCTCATATCTCAGCATACGTCCCGCCTACACAGGAAGAATTAGATGCTGAAGCGGGATTAAAAGTACGCAGTCGCCGTGACATGCATCTTACTACCGAAGTAGACCCAATCGTATCTAACCCACTGCGCTGGGCAGACCTAACAACAGCAGAGCAAAACGCTTGGTCACAGTATCGCACAGACTTGCTGAACATCACAGATCAAGAAGGGTTCCCACACAACGTAACGTGGCCCACTAAACCATAGGTGACACATGCTAGGCTTTTCTAGTTTCTCACAAGCTACGTTTTCATCTACAGGTGCTGCTGCGCTTGCTGCTCTTGGCTATCTAGCTACGACATCAGCGCAGCTTGCAGCAGGTACTATAATATCTAACGGTCAAGCTGGACCAATATTACCTGCTGCTACTGCTACCTTTACAGCTAATGCTTTTGGTGATGTAGATGCACAAGCTACAACAGAACTAGTAAACGCACTAGCTTCGTTTAACATAGCTACACTAGCTGATATAGATGCTCAAGCTAATACAACTATACCAGCAGCTACAGCTAGTTTTACTGCAGCAGCATTTGATGATGTAGATGCACAGGCTAGTACAACTTTATCTGGTGCAACATCTACTTTTGCTGCTTCAGCACTTGACTTTGATGCACAGGCAAGTATAACTACTTCTAATGTAGTATCTTCTTTTAGTATCAGTGACTTTACTTCTGTAACAGGTAAAGCTAATATTACACCAAGTGGTGCTACAGCTACCTTTGCATTAGACATAGACTTTGACGCTAAAGCAAACACAAGCATAGGTGGCTCTGTTACAGCTACACTTACTGCTGAAGACTTTGCAGATGTAGATGCTCAAGCAAGTGGATTCTTATCTACTACTGCAGCATTCCTCTCTATCTACATCACAGACTTTGCAGACGAGGATGCACAAGCTAGAGCATTCATGCCAGTGGCAGCGTCTAGCATTACAGCAAGTGACTTCGGTGACGTAGACGCTAAAGCTAATACAGACATTGGTGGCTCTGTAACAGCAGCACTAGCAGTATCAGCATTCGATGATGTAGATGCTAAAGCTAACACAACACCCAGCGCAGTAACGGCTACAATAGCTAACGCAGCCTTTGACGATGTAGACGCACAGGCAACAATAGTACCACCTTCTGTCGTATTAACCCCAGCTATAGACTTAGATGACCCTATTGCTGTAAGGTTTGACTTCGGTCAGTTTGCTGACAGTTACGATAGATCAAGAGTGCTTTATATAGTTTCTTACGGTGGTAGTGATACTGTACATGTTACTGAAGAAAACAGAACAGTTTATATAGATAAAGATACGCAGAACTACACTGTGTATATTACAGGATAAGGACATACTATGTCTTATAAGTGGCCCGATAAAGACCCAGACGAAATGTTAGACTACAGTGTAGACTGGTCACGCTTTCTAGGTGATGATACTATATCGTCTGTAACTTGGTACATCTATGACGGAGACGGAGTTAAACAACAAGTGTCTGATTCTTCTGTAGTTAATGGGCTGCAGTTTGTTCAGGGTACTATTTCAGGGCGTGTAGCTACAGCAAGGTTTTCATTAGGGACTAATAATATACGTTATAACGTTGTCTGTCGTATAAACACAGGGGAAAATCTACAGTATGAACGTTCTATTTTCCTACGTGTTAAGGAGAAATAAAATATGGCGTATGATTATTTAGGACTAGTCAACGATGTGAATCGCAGATTAAACGAAGTAGAGTTAACTGCAGCAAACTTTGCAACTACTACAGGTTATTATAGTTTTGCTAAAGATGCAGTTAATGCAGCTATTCGCCATATCCAACAGGAAGAATATGGTTGGCCTTGGAATCACGTAGAAGAAACTGAAGTATTAGTTCCTGGTACAGTTCGATATGGTTTTCCGTACGACTCTAAAATTGTAGATATGAATACGTTTAGAATTAAACGTGATGATGCTTTAAATGTAACGACTAAAAAACTTAGGGTTATATCTTACGAAGAGTACTTGACTAAGTATGCTGATCAAGAATATAATTCTAATACTAATATTAGAACCGTACCGACACATGTTGCAAGAACTCCAAGCAGAGAGTTTATGATTTATCCAAGTCCAGATAAAGCATATGAACTTGTTTACGAATATTATAGAACAGGTTTTGATTTAGAAAACGCTACGGATGTTTGTAACTTACCAGAGCAATATCGTTATGTTATTGTAGACGGTGCAATGCACTATGTCTATCAGTTCCGTGGTGACACACAAGCATCTCAATTAGCAATGCAAAAATTTGAGCAAGGTATTAAGTATCTGCGGAGTCTACACATTAACCGTACAGATTACTTAGGTGATACAAGAGTTGGATTCTAATGGCTACCCAGTGGCAAACATTTCCGATTGAGTTTAGGGGCGGTTTGATCTCTAACCTATCAGCCTTGCAGCACGGTACTAATGCTGTGGGTTCTGCTACTATTTTACAAAACTTTGAACCTAACAAAGAAGGTGGTTACTCGAAGATCAAAGGCTACAATAAGTTTAGCACTACCACTGTTCCAGGTAGTGGACCTATACTAGCCCTTAAAGTTATATCTTCGGGTCGTGTTATCGTAGCACGTAAGAATGCTACTAACTACACTGAGTACTACTATGGTACAGGAACTACGTGGACTAGTATGGCAGCAAGTGCAAGTACTAATGGTGGTAAAGCACGTCATGCAGAGTTTAATCTTGATGGTGATGACAAAGTAGTTTTTGTAGATGGTACTAACTACCCTGCAATCTATAATACATCTGGAAACACTATGACTTTTCTGACATCTGCAAACAGTACAGATGTTAGTGGTGCAGAAAATGTAGCTATCTTCAAGAATACAGCTTTTTACTCTAATGGTAATAATATATTTTTTACTGCACCCCTTACAGTAGATGATTTCAGTGCAGCTAATGGTGCAGGTAGTATTAACCTAGGGCAAGATATCACAGGTTTAACTGTTTTTCGTGACCAACTTATTATTTTTACTACTAACAGTATCAAACGTTTAACAGGAAACACTGCAGCAGATTTTCAAGTATCCCCTATTACAGATCGTATTGGTTGTATTAACGGTGATACAATTCAAGAAGTCGGTGGTGACATTATGTACCTCGCACCTGATGGTATCAGACTATTAAGTGCTACTGATCGTATTGGTGACTTTGGTTTGGATATCGCATCAGATTCTATTGCTAAAGATGCTAGTATATTCCTCGACAGTACATCTACTTTTTCCTCTGTACTACTACGAGAAAAAGCCCAGTACCGTATCTTTGCATATATTGAGTCAGAACAAAAAACAGTTGCTAAAGGTTTAATAGCTACAAAGTTTATTGCTCAAGGTGCTACAGGTATTTCGTGGGCTACGACAAAAGGTATAAAAGCATACGTAGCCGATGGTCGCTACTCTGGTGACCAAGAAACACTAGCATTCGCTAATGAAGATGGTTACATTTATACTATGAATACGGGTAATGATCTTGATGGTCAAGATATTGAAGCTATTTACGAATCTCCGTTTATGCCTATATCAGACCCACAGGTTCGTAAGACGTTCTATAAAATGACTCTATATGCTGAACCTACAGGTAATATGGATTTAGATCTTAACCTTAAGTACGACTTTGCTTCTGGTACAAATACTGCAACAGTTCAACCTACTACAGTAAGTGTAAGCAGTACGGGTACTGCAGTATTTTTATACGGTGCTTCTAACTCTACTTACAACTCAGCTAGATATGGTGGGGAACTTGACAGCGTATATAACACCAACATTATTGGCTCAGGTAAAACAATAGCAATACGTATAGAAGATAACTCAACTAACCCAACATTTACACTCGATACAGCAGTGTTGGAATTTAAACAAAACGATAGGCAATAACATGGCAGATGGATATACACGGCAGCGATCTAGTGAAATTGTAAACGGTAACGTTATTGATGCCGACGATTTTGACGTAGAGTTTAACGCAGTTGCAGGTGCAATGAATGCATCTACTGGACACAACCATGATGGAACCAGTGGTGGTGGTGCCCCAATTGAAAGTATTGGTCCTGCAAAAGACTTAGTCGTAACTTCTACTAATGTTAATCCTAGTACAACTAACACATTGAGCTTAGGTGCAGCGGGTGCTCAGTATAAAGATGCATTTTTTGATGGAACAGTTCAGACAGACTTACTATTGGTAGATGAAACTTCAATATTTACTGGAGCTATTACTGCTAATGGCGGTATTACAGGTAATCTTACTGGAGATGTTACTGGTGACCTTACAGGTAACGCAGACACTGCTACAACGTGGGCAACTGCACGAGAGATTGCACTTACAGGAGATGTCACAGGTAGTGTAACAGGTGTTGACGGTAGTGGTAACATCAGCATTACTACTACAGTAGCTGCAAATTCTGTCGCACTGGGTACAGATACTTCTGGTAACTATATGACAGATGTGTCAGCAGGTACAGGTGTTACAGTTACTCACACCCCTAACGAAGGGTCTACTGCTACTGTGGCTATTGGTCAAGCAGTAGGTACTACTGACAATGTTACATTTAATGCAGTAACTGCAAACCTTACAGGGAATGTTACAGGTAACGTCACAGGAAATGTCACAGGGAATGCAGACACAGCAACTACCTTAGCAACTGCAAGAACTATTGCAGGTCAAAGCTTTAACGGTTCTGCTGACATCACTATTGCTGCAACAGATTTGTCTGACACTAACCAAGCATTATCAACTACGTCAGATGTTACATTTAATGACTTAACAGTATCAGGTAATCTTACTGTATCAGGTACAACCACTACTGTTAATACAGAGACAATCAACCTAGCAGATAACCAGATCGTACTTAACAGTAATGAAACAGGTACACCTACACAGAATGGTGGTATTGAGATTGAACGTGGTACTGAAACAAACAAAACACTATTATGGTACGAGAACGTAGACGAGTG